CGCCAAAAGCTGTGCCAACGGTAATCAGCTGCCCGCTACTTTTACTAGTAGCCTCGGCTGCAGATTCTGAAATTTTCGTGCGTATGACTATGATGTTTTCTTCCATGTTGGTCATGCGCTGTTCTAGCTTGTCTAGTTTGTCTTCCAATGCCTTGTATCTTTCAGCGCATAAATCCACGTGCGCTTCAAGGCTTGCTCTTTCGCTTGCTGCCATCTCTTTCTTCCATTAAAAATAGAGGGTTCTGTAGTAATGCCTAGATTGTGTGCCATGAGCAAGATGCCTTAAATGTGCCTGTGTTTAGACAGTATTTAAGTTGATTCTGCCTTTTATAAAATATATGTTTTTTATTGAGCCATAAGGGTAAAAAATTGGCAAAATAAATCTTGCTGTTTCTTCTAAACCGCAGATTATAGGCACTCGACTAAAAGCTTCGTCAAGAGCTCCAACGGGATCCGCATCTTTGAGAAAAACATCTTCATATTCGACACCAAAGCTGAAAACCCAGCATCTTTGACGACCGTGATAGATTTCTGGAAAATGTGAGGTTGCATCCACTTCGATATCTTCAACCACATATGGGCCATCAATGTGTTGTGGCTGTGCTTTGATGCCGATGCATTGCAGCACAGTTTCCCAATTACGTTGTTGATTTCGTTTTAGCTCGTTATCAGCCGAATGTCTGATAATACCTGTGGCAGTTATATCAACCAATGTCACGCCTGTGTAAAAGTACATGTAGATATTTATGTGGTAAAAAAAGGCAGAACCAAGTCTGCCTTGTATTGTTTTAGTTTTGGTTATTTAAGCCACAACAAAACTTGTACCATTGGTAACGGTAGCACTGCCTAGGTTCACAGAACCTTTGCGTGTTCCAATTGCCTGGATTGCAGTTTGCAATACACTAGCGTCTGGTGCATTTACCCCATCGCAGCACAAGCTGATAGCACCTGATGTTGGGTGTGCATAGTAAGCCAATACTGGTGGGAACACTTGAATGATAGCTTCAAATGCTTCGTTGGCTGCATCATCTTCAGCTGAAAGGTTTACGCCAGCTGCAACAATATAAAATACTACACTTTGACCTACTTCGGTATATTGAATACCGTTTAGAACACCTGTTAAACCTGCATAGTTGTAGCCTGCGCTACGATCAATTCCGATTGGCATTATTTTCTCCTAAAATTTTGCTTTCGCTGTAGATATTTATGGCTGTCATAAAAAAAGCAGCCGAAGCTGCTTTGTTTTATTGATTTAAATCAATTAAGCGATCTTGATACCGCTTGAAGTTGTAACAGTTGCCAATGCAGGGAACACGTTACCGTATGCACCAATGTTGGCACCTGGGGTACCATCGTGGCTAAGTGTACGAATAACTGTTTGTAGGTCACTTGCACTCCATGCACTACGCTCAGTGATAACACTTAACTGTGCTGTTGAACCTTGTGCATCAACTTGATATGCTAGAATTGTAGCATTTGAGCTGATTGTCTTTAATAATGTGTGTACAGCGCCATCTTTTTCTGCGGTGCTTGGGCCTCTCAATTCTGCTGCGAGGTTAGCTGTTGCGCCTAGTGTTGTGATTTTGTAAGCCTGGATTGGGCTGTTGATACCTGTGTTGATGATTACGGCGTTAGCATTTCTAGTTAAACTATCACCAACGTTGTTAACTACTTGTGAATCGCCGCTTACTCTTTGGACTCCGATTGCCATGTTATTTCTCCTTAAACATTTGCGTGGTTAGCGCATGCAAATATTTATGCAGGTTTGGAAAAAACTACAATCTACCCTGTACATTTGCTGTAGAAAATACCCCACGATTCACCAATTTAATAAATCCACTTGGTGTGTTGACAACAAAACCTTCGCCTTTGGGTACATCACCCACATACTGCTCTACACCACTCACTTGCGGCTCCAGTTGTTGTAATATAGCCAGTTTAAGGTTGTATATGGCCACATAAGCAGCGTCCATGGCTTCCATTATGGGTCTATTCTCTTCGGCTGCAACTAATGAAAATTGCGGTTTCGTTAAATTATTCTGCAGCCAGGCAGCATCAACTGCTTGTCCTGTGTATTTTCTATTATAGTATGTTTGCAGTTTTGATACTGTGGATTGTGTGAGGCTACCTAAAAAAGCGTCTCCATTAAAACTTGCAAAATTTTGCACAGCAGCTTGAGCTGCCCGGGTCTGCTGAACAGGTTCCTTTAATCTGAACTTGGTACCCATGTTACCGGTTAAAACTGTAATGTTTTGATTAGTACCACCAAGTCCGCCTAATCCCTGCAACGATGTTTTATTCACCAAATCTGCACCTTTAGGTGTTTTTATAACATCTGTTCCATAGGTATGAACTGCTAAACCAAATGGTCTGCCTTTTATTTCTTTGCCTACTGCGCTGTTAGATTTAACCTTGTAAGTCACACCGTGCGGATTGGCCTGAAAGGTAAAGTATGATTGTTGTTCTTGCACAGGGTCAGTCCACATAACATCACCTTGTACAAAGCCTTGAAAACCGCCAGGCACAATTGTTGCTACAGCATCAAACATGTTAGCTAATTTTTGTCCAACATCCATATTTTTTTGATTTTTGACAAAAAATTCTAATAATTCCTGTGATGATGTTACTTGTCCGCCAGGGCTGGCAATATATTCTTTGTAGTTCATAGTAAATAGACCGTCGGCCAATCTACGCCCAAAGATAATCGAAGGACTTCCGTCCCATTTGATACTCACTAAATTGGGATTAGAAACAGCAGATAGCATGCCATCTATGGCATCCGTGGCCGCCTGACTACCATTAAGGATAAAATCTTCTGGGTGCGGCGTGCGTATGCCTTCGGTAAGTGCTGTAATAAATTCTAATAACATTAGGCAAACTTGTTTGAATAGGTTCTAAACCATGCTGCTGTGCCTGGGGCGGGTGCTGCCTCGGGTAGTTGTATGTCGCTTTTGGCAAGTGTTTCTCTTGCAGCAGCAATAAGTTGTTCGTAGTTTGGTCTTTTACTAACTGCATTTAGTATATCATCTGCTGTATTCAATTGAGCAACAGGAATGCCAGTAATGTCACTTAATTTTTTTGCGCTTTTGCCATCTTCAATGGTAGTATTAGTTACACGATCAACTAATCCATGTTTATAACTCCATTTTAATCCCGGATGTAATGCCGACACAATACTGGCAAGAATAACATGGCGACTCATGCCAGTCAGTTTGCTTTCTTCTGGTGCCCCTGACATACTAAAGGCCTGCCAACTAGGATCACCAAACATTAAATCAGCCTGTACAAATCCTTTTTGGTTGTTACCTGCAATAGGTGCTTTGATATGAACGCTATCGCCTGACTTTTTTATATCTTTGGCATCAACACCGTTTGCCAACAAAACTTTTATTAAATCTTCTTTGGTAGTTGTATTTTCATCAACTGCTAAATCTAAATCACCAGATGAACTTTTTCTACCAGTAGTTCCTAGCCAGGTTTCAATTGGAAATTTTAAGTTAGTAACAGATTCTATCCAATTTATAGTATCTGGAACATCTTCACGGTTAATACGTTGTGTAAGAGCTTCCCCAGTTTGGCTTTTAAAAACATTGCCACCTTCGTTTAGATTAAGCACCGCCTTTTACTCCTCTTCTAGGACGAAAACCGCTTATAGATTTTTTACTAGGAATAGGCTCCATTCTACCTGCTGCATCGGCAAATTGATTTAGCGCACCGTGTGATGATGTTGGCATTACCTGTCCATATTCATCAGTCCAACGTCCATCTGGATACTTGTAAAATGTAGCAGTTCTTTGTGGATTCATTACTGCTATTCTTTGTCCTTGCGGAATGGACAAACTAAAATCATCAGATGGTTCTGAAGCAGTTGTTGGCTCAGGCCCATATACTCTTCGAAATAGTTCTTTATTTTTGGGTTCTGGAGGTGGTGGAGGCTTCTTACCTAACGCTGTTGCTTGTGCAGTAGCCATAGGACCCAATACATCTGGTGGTATCCATCCGGCTGCACCTGGAAGGTACGATTCGGGATTATCACCAAATTTTTTGTATGCTAGCATTGCTGTATCTTTTATATTAGGCGGTAAAGATTGAAGTCCAGATTGTTGTGCCTGTTCAATGTCTTGAAATACTTTTGGTTTAAGCCCGCCAAAAAAACCCTTTGCTAATCCTGACATAAAACCTTCGCCTATAATATCTTTAATTTTCACCGCGGAATCTCCTTACACCACGAGCAAATTTAGCAGGGTCCTGTGCGCGGATACTGTTCAGCAGTCTGCGTTCTAGCTCAGCTGCTTGCTCAGCATCATAATTTTCTTTGATATAGTTTATCAAATTAATAGCACCTTGAATAACATGACCAGCACGACTTTCCACAAGATTTTCCCTGTCTCGACCCACGGGCATGTGAGCTAGTTCATCCAAGATACTACGGGTGCGCTTTTGCAAAATCTACTCCGTTATTAAATATTTACCATTAAATTCCGCAATTGTCATTGCAAATAACTAGCCTGCCTTCTTTGAAAGACTTAGTGTCCCAACTGGATTGAATACTTTGAAACCACTTGATGCACTCAGTTAAGTCATATTCTAGTGCATTATTTTTCTTTATAAATTCCTTTAGTTGGGCATTGGCTGCTTGATGATATTGACCATGCCCGAATGTTTTAGGATAAAACCCAGTAAAACAGCAAGGATATACTTCACCGGTGCTTGTTATATATATTTCTTTATCTTCTTGTGCGCCACAGCGTATTTGTTTCTTTTCTTTTCTGTCAGGAATAATATCTTCTAATAAAACTAAATCTGTTCGCTTTTTGTAGAAAAGGATTTCAAAGTTTGTTTCTCCACGATAATCACCTAATATATGTGACAAGTTGCCTTGTTTATCAAACACAGGTGCATCCACCCTGGTACTTTCTACTAATTCAAACCGGTGAAATCCCAGTTTAGCACTAAGATTTTTACATTCATCAATTTGATGTTTGTT